TGCAATGCACCCTGATGTAGCGCACCGCGCCAAGGCACGGGCAATGGATGATGAAGCCACCAGCGCCCGACGCCGTGGCCCACGCTTCCATGGTGCCGTCGTCAGGCATGATGTGATAGATTTGCACCGGCACCGTGTCTTCGTCGCTGACACGCTGGCCGTATATGCTGACGACCGCCGAGGCATCAAGCGCCGGCACCTGAATGACGACGCCGCTACACTCGCGGCCAAGGTCAACCAGCCCACTGAAACGGTCAACGTCGTCGCCCGTAAACTCGCCGTCGCGGTCAATGTCTATCTTGGCAAGCGCCCAATCGCGCTTTTCTACTGCCTTTACCATGTTTGCACCCCCTTTAATACAAGGGGGCTTGACCCGTTACAGGCCAAGCCCCCAAACGCTGGGGTGACGCCCCGCCCTACTGCGGGCGGGCAATCACTCAATTACTTGTTACGCTACGGCAGACACCGTGGCGCCGGCTTCAATCGGCACATAGGTGAGACGCCACGTGATTTCGCCGGCGAAGGTATTACCGGCTACCGTCAGTTTGATGGTGCCGGCATTGACAATCAACGGCGTGGTCGGGCCGATAAGCCCGGCGTTGTTGCCCTCAATCAGCGCGTCGCTGGGGCTGCCGCTGATACCATACAGCGTACCCACCGCGTCGCTGTCACAGGCCAGCAGGGTGGCAATGTCAGTGGTGCCATGTTTCAGGGTGTGGTCTTGGTCGGCCCCGATTTGCACCGTTACCTCGCCGGTCAGCGAGGTAATCATCACCAGCCCGCCAGCGACGGTAAACAGGTTGACGTCTCCGGCCTCGCTGATGGCGCCGGTGGCCTTTTCCACGACGGGCCCTAGCCTCACCTTGCCGGTGGCGTCAACGTCAAATTGCTCGTCACTCAGCGCGTCGTCAGCAATCTTGGCGTTGGTGATTGCATCGGCCGCAATCTTGGCCGCGGCAATGGCGTCGCTGGCAATCTTGGCGGCGGTAATAGCGTTGCTGCCGATGGTGTCGGCCTGAATTGCCCCATCTCCGATACCGTCGGGGTTAACGGTGCGCGGTGAAATAACGGCCGCCTCGTCAATTGCGTCCTGCTCCCAGTTGTCAATACAGATGCAGCTACCGGGGTCAAGCATTGACCCGAGCGTGCCGAGAGCGAAGTGGTTGCCCTCAATAACACCGGTAGCAGCTGCCGTAAAGGCGATGCCCGCGCCGTACATGAAGGTGTTGTTGCGGACGCGGCACAGTGTATGGGCCGCCCCAGAATTGATAGCGGCGGCATCCCATTTATTGGTGTCGCTGCCGCCGTCAAAGAAGTTATCTTCCACGACAAGGCGGGTGGCACCGGCGGCCTCAATCTCAATGGCCGCGTCGGGCCCGTTGGCAGTGATGCGCCACACGTTACCCTTAATCAGCGCGTCAGTGCCGGCCGCGGCAATGGTAATGCTCTCAAGGTCGTTAGCGCCGCAATCAAAGTGGCAGCCCACTATCTCAGCGAAGGCGGCGGCAATATTGATACGCGCGGTGTGAGCATTGGTGCCCTCGTTGAAAAGGATGTTTTCAATCCGCACGTTGGCCGCGGTAATGGTTATCGCGTCAATGTTGGCATTGACCGTCAGCTGCGGCCGGAGGCTGCCCTTGCCTTGCCCGATGATGCTGACGCCGGCAACGTCACAGGTGATGGCCGTGGTCAGGGTTTCGGAGTGTCCGGGCATCACGATGATAACGTCACCCTTGCTGGCAGTGCACAGGCCGATGGCGTAATCAATGGTCGCCACCGGGGCGCTGGGGTTACGGCCATAGCCGGCGCCGTCGGTGCCGGTGTTACTGTCAACGAAGAAGATTGACCCGGTGGTTACCTTTTCGTTGATAACGGCAAACATGCCGCCCTTTTGCTGGCGTACAAACAGTTCAGTCTTCGCACCAGTTGCCATAATAGCTTACCTCTCTTTTCGGGGTTCAAACCCTTGTTGAGATTTGGCCCCTCGTTTTTTCTTCTTGGCCTTTTTGGGGCCGTGTAACATCCGGTCACACGGGGGCCCGTCAAAAGCGCGGGCCCCCGTCTTGGTTTCACTCACGCGTCACCCCCTTCGCCATTAGGCAATCGCCGTCGGCAAAACGTCCTTGGCGTAGCGCGGCTCGGTGAGCACGGCCACGATGCTGGCAAATACTTCGCTGGCGGCGCTGGAAATGTTAATCGTAACCCACGGCTGCCCGTCGGTCAGTTCGTCGGCGTCCAGTTCAATGACCAGCATCATGTCTTCGTAGGTGGCTGCGGTCAGGGTCAGGCCGTCGCTGGTGCTCTCGTCGCCGAGCTCGTCACCATCGTCGTTCTTCAGTTCGGTGGAAGTGGCCCGGTAACGAAAGGTTTCAGCGGTGGTCTTGGTACCGGCGGTGGCGCCACTGTTAACCGTCAGCACAGCATCCCCCGTAAGCTCGCCAAACGGGATAATGAAACAGGCGTGGTTGTACAGGCCCATGTTGATGCTATCGCTGTCAACTCCGGCGTTGTGGTCTTCCGGCTCAAGCATGGGCACGATTTTGGCTATCTGTGCCAAGTTCATGGTCTTTACCTCACTTATTGATTAGTCACTAGTTGGGTGCAGGGAATGATTAGGTGCGGGCTTGAATGACTACAAACGGGCTCAGCGCGTCGCCCTTCTTCGGAGTCAGCGTGTTAAGCCAAGCCGGCTGGCCGTCGTACCGCAGCACGAAACGGAAAGCCGTCTCGTCGTAGTCAAACCGGATGTGAATGCTGGTGGCCGTGCGCAGCCCGCCCTTTTCGCCCACGAAATAGCGCTTGAAGTCGGCAAGGCCGATGTCACCTTGGTCGCCCACGGTTGCCATCTTCTCACTCAGGAAAAGCGGCCGCCCCATGAGGGTGCCGTTAGGACTGCCCGCCAGCCCTTGGGCCGGCATCCAGACCGGCACACCGCCGGTACCGACGTCCAGCGTCAGGGTGGCCAGCTGCGGGAAGGTGTCGTTGTTGGCCACGAAGACGGCGTTACTCTGGCACATAGACGGGAGCCGCGCCCACATCTTCAGAATGTTCTGGGTGACAATGGTGTCGGCGGCTTGGTCGGTTTCCTTGGTAATGGCAATCAGGGCCGGGTTACTGGAATTGAAAGCGCCCAGCGCCTTGTTGGCCCCGTCGCCGGCAAGGAAGTCGTAGTCTTCGGTGAAGGCGATTGCCTCACCAAACTGCTGGGTCAGCAGCGGGCCAAGAGAAATGGGGCTATCTTCCAGCAGGGAATTGCTGACATAGCACAGCCCCGCCAGTTCATGCAGGTGCAGTTCCACCCGCCCGAATTTCGGGTTCCTGGCGGTCTTCTGCCCACCCTCGGCCGGCCGGTAAATGATGATGCCGCCGAAGAAGTTGCTGGTGTGGTCGCTGTCGTTGACCACCGGGATTTGCAGCACGTTGCTGCTCATCGGGATGACGGAAGCCCGCGGCCGTACGATGCTTGCTTCTAGGCTGTCCATGTAAAGCTGGTTGGCAAACTCAATCGGCACAAGATAGCCACCCTGTGCCATGTCGCCCTCTTCCATGTAGCCGGCGGTCTTGGTAACCTCGGAAAGCGCGTTAGTCCACCGGCGCAAAGGCTCCGGTGTCTGCCCGCGGGCTGCAAGGTAAACCGATTTCGCGAAGTCGGCAAACGACTTGAAGCCGCCCTTCGGGTCACTGGTCAGCCGTTCGGAGCCGCTAGCCCCAACGGTGACGTTGGCGCCCTTGGTGGCATTGTCCGTGTCACTCTCGGCGCCGGGGTCGCTCTCGTCGCCAACGCCCTTGCCGGCGTGGAATTTGGACATTACCTTGTCCAAGCCAAGCTCGGTAACTAGGGACTTGGCAACCTCTTTTGCCGTCTCGGTCGCTATCTGACGAACGTCGGCAATCTGTTCTTCGTTAAGCATTGTCTTCTCCCTTGATGTTTTTTAGCGGTTGCAGCACGTCACGCATGGCGTCGTGCACCGCTTGTCTGATAATGGGTTGGGCCTCGGCAACCAGGTCACCGCCGGCCTTCGCCGGGGCGCTCAGTGCCGCCCGTATGTCTTCGGGCATGTCGCCGCCCGTTAAGCGCATAATCGTGCGCGTCAGCTCGTGGGCCATGTCGGTGGCGTACTCGCTGATGCCAGCCTCGTCAAGCCGGGTAATCAGGTATTCCATTTCATCAAGCAATTCGGCTTGACTGATAATCTCCCGCTGGTAGGTGCCCCACAGCCCTTGCACGGTTTCGGTTCGGCTCTCCCACGGCGGGGTCTTGTCAAACTCGCGGTAATGCTTGGCAATATGGTTTTTCATGCCGGCAATGTCGGTGTCGCTGGCGTCAATGCCGCCGCGTCCGCCCATAAGGACGGAAGCCGCAGCTGCCACGCCGCGCCATACCAGCTTGTGGTCAGCCCTGTGATGCGGCAGCTTGTAGCTGGTTTTCTTTTCGGAGTCGCCGTCCACAAAGGCGCACATCACCTTGAGGTCGTCAACGGCAGCCGCCTTAACCTCTTTGGCGGCGTCCCACTCGGCATCTTCCGGGGCCTTCGGGGTGCCATCCGGGTGAGCACTCGCGTAGCTTATGACCCGCTTGGCTACTGCCCCGTCAACGGCCCGGCTTATGTCATCGCCATACTCGTCGGCAAGGCTGCGGCCCGGCCCCGGACGTTCCACGCGTCGCATTCCCCCCCCGCACTTGGGGCATTTCACGTCAGGGCAATGCTTGTCGGTTTGTAGCTTGTAACCGCAGTCAAGGCACTCGCATGTGTACTTGGCCTTGTCTTCGGGCACAACCACTAGCCGGTAAATGGTAGCATCATCCTCGTATAAAATCGGTTCATCTTTGGCGGTCATTCCCCCGGCCAGTGCCTTCGCCCCGGCCGCCATTCGTTGTGTGGCCGCGTTTAGCTGGTCAATGAAGCACAAGGTATCATCGGGCGCACATTGCCCGTCAGCGCTCTTAAACTGGCGTTCCAGTAGCCCCACGTCTTTGGCGGTCAGTGCCCCGGCCCGCACCGCATTCTGTAGGGCGTCGGGGTTGCACGGCACCGGCACCGCGGAAAGTTCCAGCAGTTCTTGACGCACGTAGCGCCGGCGGGGTTGCTTGCCTTTACGTGACTTGCCGCTATCATCTTCGGCGTCTTCCACTTCCAGCGGCAAGAAGCCGACCGAGACGGCCCGCATGAAGCCGCCCTTGTAAAGCCGGTAGATGGTATCGGCAAACGGGTAAGTCTCAGTGTCGGCAAACTCAATCTTGAATTTCAGCCGCTTGCCCTGCACCCACGTCTTGGTCGCCTTGCCTATCGGGGGCATGCTGTAATTGTGGGCCCACAGGAAGACGGGGTTGTTTTCGTAATTCTCCAGTTCCCAACCGGCCGCACTGATTACCTCGTCGGCACGGTCAAGCGTTTCGGTGGAGCCGTCAAACGTTAATACACGGTCATCACCATCGGCCTTAACGTCGCAGGTGATTATCCGTTTTATTTTCTCGGTCATAGTCTTCCCCCTTTTGGCAACCGTTACAGAATGCTTGGAGGCCGCGCACGTAATGGCGCATCAGTTCAATATGGGCTTCCAGCGCGTCAAGGTATTCCATGGCGCGGTTGATGTTCTCAGAAACGGGGCAAGTCATAATGCGCCCCCATATAAGAAAAAAGTTATATTACAGGCGTCCAAGTGCACCTACATTGTGGGTGCACGGGTATGATGCCGTGGGCCTCGCGGGTGGTGTAAACACGGCCGTGGTGGGCCATGCATTCTTCGCACGTGCGCTCGTCAAGGGCTGCGTAAAACTCGGACTGCTCAACGCCGTTGGCTTCGTAGGTTTGCAGTGAGCCTTCGTTGCTGGCGGCAATCGTTTCGGTGCGTGCCACCAGCCGGGCCCGCCGTTCGTATCCGTCATGGTAAAAGCCCCGTATGGCCCGTTCCATTGTCTGCACGCTGGCCCGTTCGGCAAACAACGGCACCAGCACGGCCCGCAGCTGCTCAACCGTGGTGCCGTTAACCATGGTGGCCATTGACAGGCTGCGGGTGGCCAACCAGTTCAAGGCCAGTTCACTAAGTATGCCGGCCGGGCCCTTATGCCCGGCATGGGCCATCACCTTGCCCGCCTCGGCCAGTTCGGCTTCGGTGGCCTCAGCAGCGGCTACAAAGGTGGCGCGTATCGCCGGTTCCATAGCCTCGGCCATGCGGTCGCTTTCGGCTTCTTCATCAAAGAGCACCGCCTCGGCGCTCCCGGCCCCACGACTCAGGTTCCCCAGCACAATGTCTCGCTGGCCGTTCCACACCTTGCGGAAGTCAGCCATGAAGCGTTGCTCGTAATCGGTGTTGCGTATGACGTATTTGCGCCACGCCAGTTCATGGGCGGTTTCGTCGTGGCTTACGTCCTTGCCCCGCGCTAGCGTTATCAGATAAGGATTATGGCCGTTGCCGGACACGCTCTTCGCGGGGATTTCAAGCGCGTTCAGCGGCATGATAAAGGTGCCTTCTGCTTTGGGTTCGTAGCCCAGCATGTCGCGGCCCTCTTCGCGGGTTATCACCCCACGGGCCACCAGCTTGTCAACCTCGTTAACCATCGCCTCTCGGTTCTGCGGCACCGGGTCGTTATACTCATATTCCAGCCCGTCTTCGCCAAACAGCGGTATTAGCTGTTCATTAAGAGACTCTTTAATCCGGGTCAGCGACGGCCGCACCACGCGCTTACCGAATATGTACTCGTCGGCCTCGGCGCGGGCCCGGCTACCAACCTCGGCCATACCCATAATTGACTTGGGCACATGGTAGGCACCTAGCACAATGTCGGGGGTCAGCTTGCGCAGCCGCCAGTATTCCATGTCCTTGTTGGTCATGGTAACGGTATTGGTCTTAGCCCCACCCCACAAGAAGCCCACCTTGTGCGCGTTGCGCCAGCCGCGGTACCGCTTGTCCCATGCCTCTATCAACTCCTTGCGTTCTTCCTTCGGCGGCATGTCCGGGTACTCAATCAACATCTTGGGGGTGGCGTCGTTGAAGAAGACGCGCTGGTTATACCGCGCGGCGTATATCTCACTTGAC